TTGAGTAAAGTTGTGAATTCTCCTTCTAATTCAAGCAAATGCAGAGGGCTCGTCGTCCCAATTCCTACCTCTCCGGCTGAATCTACACTCAAAGCAGGGTCAGGCGAACCATCAGAAGCCACCAACTCGCTATGCCTGTGTAAAGTATTCGCAATAGAATTATCCGTAAGTGTGTTTAACTCTGTTCCCGTCGCTGTCGTATCAGAATGTGAAACTATGGTATGAGATTGTGCGTGGTGATCATCCGCACTAATATCCGTTAAACTATCGTGAGAAACCGCACTATCAATATAATCTAAAGCAGTCCAAGCAGTTACGCCGTCGCCAATCTTCATTTTTCCTGTATCTGTCTCAATACCAATTTCTCCTTCTGCCAGTGTCGGGTCTGCGCTTGTCCAGTCCGCCGCCGAGTCTCTTCTGTTTTGTATTTGTATCGCCATTATGCTGTGCCTCCATCTATTGGACTAATTGCAATTCCTCCAAAGTTCTCATTACTTTTACCACCATCCAGATTTTTTAAACCTACCTTATCATCAACATATTGCTTATTAACAACATCGGTATCATTGACAGGTGTATTTAAAATTTTTCCAGCGTCTAGGTTTCCTGAATGATTAGGAATAAATATGTCATCACTTACTAGATTTCCTTGTTTGATAAATTTTCCTTTACTGTTTCTCTTCGGTGTTTGTTTTTTCATTAGTCTAGCTCCAGTCCGACTCTGTTCTTACTTAGTACATTAGATGAATCCTCAAAGACTAAGTTCTGTGTGTCGCCTATACCTTCAGGGATGTCTAGCTTATTAATATCTTTCGTTCCCTTCGTTCCTTGGTTAGGATTGAGTTCGGTTACTACTAACGTACCTGTACCCCTTCCGGATGTCCATGCACCTGCCAAACCTGCAATGTCTCTATAAAAATAAAGTACCCCTGACTCACCTACTTTTCTTAATGCCCAATAGCTTTCAAAATCAATCTCCCAGAAAATTCTATATTCTCCTGTGGCCCCCTCATAATAATAGGTATCTCCTCTTAGAGTATATGTTCCATTACAATCTATTGGAGATGTAGCCCCTGACACAGATATATTAGTAGACATATAGTTCTCCTCCTACTAGTGCCATGTTAAGCCCCTCTTTCTACCTTAAAAACATGAACAGAACCAGATACATCACCAAGGGGAACGACTACTTCTACCATTAATTCTTTACCTTCGGTTTAGATTCAATAACATCTTCCTTAATCTCTTCCTTAACTTCCTCTTTCACTTTCTTTACTTCAAAGATATTCCCTCTTTTCTTTATTAGGTCTGCTAGGTGTCTCCTTGCATCAGAAACAATCAACTGGTCCCTTACAGAATTACCGCTTTTCAAACTTCCACCTGCCCTAGATTTATAATGTTCGTAAAGTTTTTTGTCTCCTTCAACTGACATATTAAGCAACTCCAGTAATGAGACTTACATATTTAGGTTTTCTTAGAATAGCAACCCCATTAGTAGATACTCTTATCTTCCTACCAATACCCTCTTCTGTAATAATCCATGTCTGCAAAGGCTTAAACTGCCTGTACTCTGCCGCCTGTTTTAGGTCTGCAACCATAGCGAAAGTAGCTGTGACATTCTCACTTACGACTAACTGTAGTCCTGCAAACTTCTCCAAAGAACCAGTCCCTACCTTTTCACTTGCGAAGTTAGGTACACTAGAACCCTTAGTAGATACTAACCACACCAATAGGTCTTTCTCACCTTGTGCGTTTACCAATAATTTTCCGTTCCTTATACTCCTCTTCGTCTGTTGTCTTATCTCCATCTTCGCTTCCATGATATCTTCAAATGGGTCTTGTCCACTTGCTGCATCCCATGTAGCATTCGCCGCAGTAGTATTGATTAAGTCAGGGAATTGGTTCTCGGAGATAACATCCCATATATCAGAGTCTTCGTCGTTTGCTATTGCCTCTGTTACATCCTTAGCGTTGTCTAGGAATACCTGTACTTCACTATCCGATTCATCTTCCATGTTAATCATAGGAGATTCTAAGAAATATTTGATTGTGTACTTTGTTGTAGGAGTCCATGATGTCTCTGCTACGAACGGTCTTGCCCCGGGTGCTACATTGCTCATCTTAGCCGGTGCTGTTAGAGTCAGGTAACCCTCTGTCTTAGACCAAAACTTAACCTCTCTAGACTTAGTAGGTTTACTAGAAAGCATCCCCTTAAAAATTAAAGCTTCCTCTTCAAAAGCCATAGCGTTCTTAGTAATATCAATATCCCTTATTAATGCCTGTCCTGCTGTTTCTACCATTATGCTAGTTCAACCGTAGTCGGTCTTAACTCCATCAATTTAGTCTGACCGTCTGTTGCGTCCTCTAGCATTATACCTAGAATTTCCTCACAGTCTGCTGCGGCTGCCATAACGTAATTTGCGCTTGTACCTGCTCCTGTCTGTACCGGACCCCCTGCACTAATAGAACCCGAACAATAAACCCTAAAGATTCCGCCTCGGTAAATTGCGATAGATGTTTGAGTTGTATCTGCTGCGAGTTTCTCACTCTGTGCAATACCTGCAACAATATCAGCATCTCCATCGGCCAATACCGCTGTCATAGGAGAAGTAAGTTTACAAATAGCTCCTTTCTCAATAGTAGCTGTCGTAGAACATGTAAAGTTCACAGGAATGTGAGTCTCAACCTTCAACACTGCTTCATTTGCCATAAAGTTATTCGGTTAAACGATTATATAAATGTTTCGATTATAGGGCTTCATGAGTCCATCCCAAATCATCAATATATGTCCCTACGATCTCTCCATCTTCTCGTGTTCCTAGGACTATAATACTCACAAACGCCTTTACCCACTTAAAATGCTTGCCCTCATCTTCATAATTTGGAATAGGTTTTAATTTCAAAAATTTTCTAAGAAATGGATAAACCATTCTCTTAAAACTCACCCCATATTCTCCTCCTATTTCTGTGGTCTTTGCTCCTAGTGTTCTCAATACTATATCAAGGGATTCTTTAGGGAAGACATACTCTTTTATTCCGAATGGTAGGTCTCTAATCTGTCCGGAAATCCACACACCCATATTATCCTCTCCCTCCTTTGTCATAGGCATTAGATGTTTTTGTGCTTCCATATCTCTCAACATTTTTTCTACACACCCTCTCTCTCCATAGGGTATAAAACTAAGATGCATTTTTATCCGCTTCCTTCTTGATCTCTTCTTTAGCCAATAGAATAATCTTATCAAATATAGCAAGGTTAGACTCTGCTGTTAAATAACCTGTCTCTGCCTCTACGAGTTTGTCTCTCCATAGTTTTTCCTTTTCAGAAATAATCTCAAACGTCTCGTCCTTTTCTTCCGCTTCAGGGAATACCCAATTCTCACCGCAAACCTCACAAGGGGATTGTAAACCCTTCTTGCACTCCGGACATTTTCTAGTCTCCATGTTTACCCTCCTGTATTTCCTTTTGAATCCTGTCAGAATATTCCTTTGGTGATTCTTCCTTTGCCGGAGTTACTGGGACGTTTCCGCCTGTCGTTCCTGCTAGTCTTTGGTTTGTATGTAGCGTCTCTTGTCTTGCTAACAGTTCTTCCGTCTTCTTGTTCGCCGCTTCTTGCCTAACAACAATCGCTTCAGTCTTATCATAGAGAGAAGTAGGTGCTTTATCTGTCGCAGTATCAACAGGAGTTTCCGCTCCCTGTGTGTCAGTCGTATTTGTTTGTTCATCTTCCATTAAAATATCAAATATGAATACCAACCAACCGCGCAAGAAGCGCAGATAATAAAAATCCATGCAAGTATCGTATTGTTCTCCATATAATTACATGACACACCACTTTATAAATATGTCGTTTTTCCTGTATTTTGGGGACAGTGTTCTATTCTGCTTGCCAACTTCTCCAACACCGTAACAATCTTTTTCATTAATACCTGTTTGTCATAAATAAGATAAACACAAAATATACCAACCGCTCCATATTAAATAAGGCTGTCCTCTATCATTCTTCTAATAACTCCTCACCATTAAATGATGGGGGGACTCCTGTTGTTAAGGCTGATGCCAATCTATCTCCATAAATATCTGCTATTCCTCCGGGTTGTAAGAATACATCAAAGTCCGCCAAATCTTTTCTACCATCTTCCATAAAAGCGTTTAGGTCTCCTTGTGTCTCTGCTTTTACCTGTCTCCTTGCTTGATGAAGTCTTGTTAAAATTTGATTGTATTGTGCTATGTAGATATCTGCGTTTCCCGGGTCGCTACTTGCTGCGGTTGCTAGGTTTCGCATACCTGTTCTAGCTGCGCTTAGTTCTGCCTTTCCTGCTTGTATTTCTCCTCGCTGTTGGACTTTAATATTTCTCATAATCCCACTAATAAATCCCGAGGTTGCCCCTCCTACTGCTCCTATTATTGCTCCTGCGGGTGCTGTTACAGTAGAACCCACCCCTCCTCCTGCGACTCCTCCAACCAATGCCCCAGTAGCCGCCCCACCTATTAAAGAAGGTGCTACATTTGCCAAACCTGCAGTCGCTGCTTGACTAAAATTAATATCTGCCTGTTGTGCTGCGGTCAAATTGCCCACCTGTCCTATTTGCCCTATTTGTGATTGTAATCGTTGCTGTTGTTGAAAACCTTCTGCTGTTTGTTCTCCTTCTATGGGTGCTATTTTTGCTTGTTGTTTACCTACGATTTTTTCTACATCTGCCCTTGATGATTGTACAAAGTTTCCTTTGCTGTTTATGAATCCCTTAACCTCTCCTGTCTCTGCATCCCTTGTTACGGTTCCTTCCGGTGATGGAGGTGTTGGTGCTTTTACTTCCGGGGTCTTATCTACTGGTTCGGGTAATATACATTTATTACCGTCCCATGTTCCGCCCCTATCTATACAATCTGACTCCGGGGTTCTCTTTGGAGGTCTAAAACTCCTAGGGTCTGCTCCGGATAATAGTTCTGCTATTGTTGCCATTATTCTCTAGTCATAGATGCCTCCACATCGTTGGGCTGTATGCTTTCTTGCCCTGTATTTTTATCTTCTTGGAGTCCGCCTAAACTTGGAGGTCTGTTAAACTTTACTTTCTTATATAATTGATTCCAAATATTATCTTCCTCGTCTGCTTGTTCCTTTGCATAGATTGGTTCAAATATTACATGCCCCATCTTACCACCGACCTCACTCGTACCATCACTTGTCGCGATAGAACGAGGGACGCCGAAAGTCTGATAAGTAAAATTCTCTACATACTGGATAAAACTCTGTCTGTCTTCGCTAGACTTGCTTGGGTAAGGTTCAATCTTCGCTGTGTCTTCGGGGAGTCCTACCATCTCTCCGTTCTTTACTGCCTTCTCTATTTGAGAATTTGCATAAGTAATCTTACCCTCGTTGTTTGTTTTATAATAGACTATACCCAGAGCTTTGTCTCTGTGCTTGATTACTCTCTCGTCATCAAATAATTCGTTTCTTGTA